TTTCTTCAGCGGTATTGATGTAAATATCATCTCCGTAATAATAGCGGAGGATTTCCGACGGAGAATACCCCTGATCACCAAGTGCTTTAGAACCCCATTGGGTCAACCATTTTGCCACAACCTATAAAGTTATTTCTTCTTATTTTATAGGAATGCCATTTGTGGCACTTTTTGCCGCTAATGTGTCACTAACGATTAGTTTTAATTAACCAGAAAATGCTATAAGATGTTGCAAAACTATCTAAACTGAATCGCCTCAATCTGCAATGCCTGTCCGACTGTACCTAGTGTAGATACACCGTCAGCTTTCGTCCAGTCTGTCCAACCGGAATTTTTTACGTGCACTCGATACTCAAAATCTCCGTCAAAGCACAAGCACTCGATACGCTTATTCTGTCCAGTGGTGCCGATTACCGTGTCTTTTGTGACCATGCCATAATCTTTCCAGCCGATACCTTCAATATGCGCTTTTGCCTTGATTTCGATGTTCAGCGGATTGATTTTAAAAGCTTCCAGTCTGAGATTGTGGCCCGTGATGCCAATGATATTCTCGCAAGCTCTCTCTCCTAACCAGCCTCTGTTCTGGACGTGTGGATTGACAAGGAATTTAGCAGCCATAATCTCAATCGCTTCAATTTGCAACCCTTTTCCTTTTGTTCCAGCCCAATTTCCGTTGAATGTCCAATCTGTCCATCCGATGTTTTTCTGGTGGACTCTGTAGATGTACGGCGTATCCTTGCCAGCAATCTTGATTGCTTCGATACGCTTGTTCTGTCCTGTGGTGCCAAGGATTGTGCCTTTGGAGATATTCTTGTATTCCTTATCGCCTACATCCTTGATATGCACTACTACGTCTGTTTCTCCGACAGGAATAAGTCGGAACGCTTCGATTCTCCGGTTCTGTCCTGTCGTTCCTGACATACGACCATCAGACTGCCAGCACGCCCAGCCGATGTCACGGATATGTGACTGGTAAGATACCTTACCGTAATGCTGTACGGAGTCCTGAGATGTTCCACCAGATGTTACCTTACCGTCAGAATCCTCTTTTGCCGGAGATGCCGTAGCGATGCCGAATGCATTAAGGATACCTCTTGCCAGATCATCCATCTGACCGTTGAATTTGTTCAGATCGCCAGAATTGGTAATGAAGCCATTTTCCAGTAGTCTGTAGCTGCAGCCCCTCTGTGCTGCTCTCCACGGATTTGCAAGGTCATCTCTCGGTTTGATTTTTTCGGCACGTCCTGGAAAGAATGAACTGATAAAGTTAGCCAGTGCCGTGTCGTATTTGTCTGGACTATAGCCCTCCTCAATAATTACATGACCACCTTTTACAGACGGAACATTGCTGTCCATGTGTAATTCCAGAATCTGCCAATCTTTCGGAATATTAAGGCTCATAATACCATTATCGGCATACCAGTTCCGGTTCATGTCAGCGATCGTGACGTTTCCGCCTCCAAGAGTTGATAATCTGGAAGCGAGCGCACGTACACGCTCTGCCTCCGTATATCCATATCCTACTGCTCCGCAATCACCGGCACCATGACCGGCTATAACATATAAATGTGCCATAGTATCTCTCCTTTCAAGAGGACGGTTTTACTCGCCCTCAGTTCTCGGTTCTGTTTTGATCTCAATGTTTTTAACAGCATCTTCTGGTAGTTCCTCTGTCATATCTTCCAAAAATTTCTGGATCCATTTCTTCACGCCTGATGGAACCGGCAGACCACATAATGTCATATTCTTTAAAATGCTCACCAGCTCATACAATATAAATAGTAGACAAAAAAACTCACAGATTCCAAGCTTGCTGATGCCAAGAACCTTAATATATGTTTCCGGAACCATAAACAGCACATTTATATGCATGATCACATCGATCGCCATAAGCAGGCCAGTCGATGTCAGCATCGCTGTTTTCCGGATTGCCCCATCAATCCCGACACTGGAATTAAATTTGTGCTCTTTAATTGCACGTAAAACACCTAAAATAGTATCCAAAGCTACCGCAACCAGCAAGATTCTTACAAAAGAATCCGCCGAAAGTAATGTAATAATCTGATTCATCATTCTAATCTTCCTTTCCTATTTTCTCACAAAAATAAGACCTGTTCGGTCTTGATTTCCATTCGCTTTTTCTTTTTATTTTCCTTCTATTATTGCCCTTACTTCTTCTCGGATCTCTTCCGGCACATCGTTAATAGTGATTGTACCACGCTTGATTCTTCTTACATATGCATTGAGTATAGCCTTATTTGCCATTGGTCTCACCCTCTTTCAAAAGCTGCTCGTATAAGTAGCAAATTGCATCATCCTGTTCAGCCGCTGTTTCCTTAATAGCCAGATTCTCTTCATACAGAGCACAAACAGCGTCATCCTGATCTGCTAAAGTAGCCGGTGCTGTCGATAAGAACTCTTCTCGTTTTTCTAACTGTTCTGTCTCTTCACGATAACGTTTTGCATCCTCACTTTCAGATGCAACCAGTTTGCCATCAACGATCTCGAATTCGTATTGATTATCAAAATCAAAATCTTCCGGAAAATTAAACTCAATTACTATTGTGTCTTCTGGAAAGCAATTGTCATCGGCAGTTCCGATAATTCTATTCTCTTCATTCAATTGTACAAACATCACATCACCCCATATAACGATTTAACCGTAGCTGCGCGTCCACCACATCCGGTGGGATCCAACGTATGAACTGAGCACGACGTTAATTTGAAAGTCGTTCCACTCATACTCGTAGTCGCTTTATACAAATAGCTAGTAGTTCCGTCATCATGCCCTGCTGTAAAAAGAACTGTTGTGCCTCTGTTTTGGTTTGGATCGTAATATCTTGTTCCTATTAGCATCGCGGTACCACCGGATGTTCCAAGAATGAATGTGTCAAATAGACTCAAATTAGCAACAGTAACACTTCCACCTTTTGAAAGAGTGCCACTCCATAATTTCTTAACGTTTGCGTATCCACCTTGCCATATGCCCCACTTTCCAGCTTGCATCATTCGTCGATAAATGCCTCCGGTGCAAGTGATATATGTTTGATGGCAATAATCGGTTGAATAAGGTCTTGATATCAGCCAGCCGTTCTGGTTTAATGGTCGATTAGTGCTGCCATTTCCAAGATACCAAGTACAACTTTTTGTCAGCTTATTACAATCACCAGTTACAACTGGAATACCTAATTCAAGTTCTTCCGTTGGATAAAGTCCAATACCTTTACCTTTGAACCCTATTGATGGAGCATCAATACCAAGTTCTTCCGTTGGATAAAATTTTATTTGTTTACCTCTAAAATGTATCCATTCAGCAACACTGTCTATTCGAGAGTGTACCGAAGCTCTACTATTTCGTATAGTATATATGCTAATTTTAGCGGTGTCTGTTTCTGTTTTATTTGTTCCACTATCAACGCCAGCTATTTTCGCAGTAATGTCAATACCAGCTTCATGTCCAGATAGTAACGGATCTACGCCTGTATATTGAACCATTTCAGCTATTTCGTAATCATTTTCAGCTACAGTATTTCCACAAGATATAATAGTTCCATCAGCATTGATTATCTTACCGTATCGTCTTGTGAAAGTAGCACCACTCGGATTATAGTCAGAAGCTACCTCACGATTTTCACCTGTTACAGAAATAATATCTTCTGAGTCACTCTTAACAGTAAGACCTTCATTAGTTAATTCAAGACTGGTCGGTTCACCGTCTTGTCCCAGAACAATTTTGGTATTGTCATATCTGAGAACTTTTCGTATTTCCTCCAGTACTCCATCTGGTGTGGATCCTACTGAATAGGTGGTAGACGTGGTGTTATCAGTGTAGGTCAGGATTGTTCTGGACCACAAATACGGTTTCTCAGCAGATGTAGCTGGCACTAAGTCAGTCCATGTACCTGTAGGAGCTGTCGTACCATTTGAGTGTGCCTGATAAGTTATGGATGTAGATTTAATTCCCTTACCAGTCGCTCCTGTATTTCCCATCTTACCGACGGCATAAGAAGTAGTGGAAGTCTTATCTGTATACGTGATAATAGTCCTCGTCCACAGATATGATCCTGCTGCAACTGACGGTATTGATGTAACCCATGTACCCGTAGGTATGGATGTGCCGGATGTGCTTGCCTGATACGTCACTTCAGTAGAACTGATTCCTTTACCAGCAGGTCCAGTATCACCTTTATCTCCTTTATCTCCGCTCTCTCCTTTTTCTCCGTTCAATCCACTCTTTGCAATGGAATAAGCCGTATTCCTACTGGAATTGGTATAATAAGTGATTGTTCGGGTCCACAAATACTTTCCTGCTTCTGCATCTACTGGTTCACTACTCCATTCTCCATCCGGTGGTTCTGTCCCAGATTCTCCAATTTGATACGATATCTCGGCATGATCAATCGATACAACTTTTCCTTGTAGTTCTTTCAACATATCTTCGACATCCTGTGTCCTCTTAGACTCCATCAGTGAATAATTAGCCAGCTTCCCTGTATCTTCTCCATTTACCGTATAATGGTTCTGTACTTCCTGCACCCGCGCCGACAGATACAGCTTCTCTTGGTATCGATTATCAGCAATCCGGATTGTATCCCCTATGTCCGCCTGTAGATCATATAATTCTGCTTCATAGGATACTTTTTTGTCATTCCTCTGTTTTAATTCAGATAATCCTCTGTTAAACAATTCCTGTGGACTATCTGTTTCATACTCAAATGCTCCGTTGACATAACCATCAAATTCCCCTTGTCCAGTATAGTCGTATGCACGATATCTTGACCATTTTTGATGGGCCTCTCTATCATAAATGCGAATATGCCCTTTGGGACTGTAATACCTTCCGTCATCATACTCAATAGATTCTATTGTAGTTCTGACTCCATTTTCTTCCTTTCCATAGCAAATCATACAAGTACAGAGATCCTCAATACTACCAGATCTGGATAAAGCAATCAAATCAATATCATCAATAAATACCTGTTGTACCTTATCTTCTCCTAGTGATTTATAGATATTTACAACCTGCTTCGTAACTTTAGCACCATTCATCTCAATCACAAATTCGCATTCGGCATCAAATGCATTCATAATCATTCCAATTCTCGCTAAATGGCTATCTGTACGACTCTCATATTTTGTTGCTCTCTTCCGATCAGCTATCTCATTAACACCTATGCTCCATCCGGTATCATGTAAGCACCGATTCATTGTTGTTTCTACAGGTTCTGCTGATACATTCCATGCTCCCGCCACTTCATTGATCAGATCAAGACCTATGTCTTCGCAGTGTACGTCCCATTTTTCATCCCCCTCGATAGACATAATCGTATACAATCTGTCTTTGCCATATTTATCTTTGAAAGCAATATAATTACCTTCTGTAATATATTTGCTATCTTCATGATCTGGAAATGTTTTAAAATCATACGTTCCAATTGCTACATTATTTGCCAAAGTAATCCTTTGCCCATAATTCACTCCACTGTCATCGATTGGCAAACTATCTTCAGCATCCGTAGATGGATTGCAAAGCACATGCATGTCTCTACTAATGATAAACCATTCCATTTATATCCACCTTTCTCTATACGTTACTTCCACTTCCGGCATTTCAGAAAATGTTGAAGTCACAATTCCCAGTGTATGCTCTCCCGGCGGTAGCAATAGAGGTTGACTACCAATATCAACTGTGTCCATATTGATCACATCATTGATATACAGCTTATTAAACATTCCATCCAGGTATACTCCATCACCCGATGCAAAATAATTCGGTATATCCTCATATCGTTCCACATTGTACTTCACTACTTGCAAGGCTCTCAGAAGATTATTCCGAATTGCTGCATAACCCTTATATGTAGCCCCATACCAAGTTACTTTCCTAAGCTCCGCGCTCTTGTCTTCTACCTGGAAAGTTTTACTTATTCCTGCATAACTAAATCTTACAGAGACCTTTGTCCCAATCTTTTCGACAACTACACATGGTCCACCCTCTCTGGCGGTCACATAGAATTTCGTAGTGTTTTTTGTATCCCATACCCTTTTCTGTCCGATATATATCGCCATATCAGACCTTTCTGAATTAACATTATTGTCTTCAAATACTACTGACACAATAATATTATCGTCTCCATCCGAAAATGTAACAGAATTATGTCCAATCTGGCTCCCTTTATCTGTCGCTCCGTCTGTATTAAAGTCAAAACGCCAGCAAGACCTCCAGTTAACTGGATACTTTCCATTTTCATCGGCAGGTACAATTTTTGTCATCGCCGCACCGTGCCAACTATTCCCAGTTTTATAGTTCGTGCATTGTATATACCCCTCATTTGCAGATTCTTTCGTGTAACTAATCACACCATTTTGCAATCTTTCCGGAGTTACAGGTGGTGTAACTCCCTGATTTAATAACCATCCCCTGTCTTTCCACATATGATCATCAAACAAAGTGACATTCACCTCGTATTTTTTCCCGTCCACCTCTTCTGGATGTCCAATCTGGTAAAAACGATCATCCAATGTCAATCCAAGATATCCATTATCTGACTTCATTGTCGCTTTTACATTTATTGGCACTGGTTTTGTCCCGTCATTTTGTAAAGTGATAACTTTTCCGCCTTCATTATTTGCTGTTTTTTCTGTTATTTTATATTTGTACGGATCGGAACAAGTGAATGTAAAACTTCCTTTTACATTCAACCTTCCAGAATCTACATCTCCAATGCTTTCTTTTGTTCCGATATAATACTTGTCTGGTTCGTCAAGGAAAATAAGCTTTGATTCTTCATTGTTGATCAATGCACATAACTTATTAAATTTCTCTCTAAAATCTTCCGGACTATTACTTAACATCTGATAGTTAATCTGTATTGTCCGCACTTCATCTCTCTTTTGTCTATAACGCCGTCCGTCCTGATTTCCAATTTGAATATTTCCAACTTCGGATTCTAACAGTTCGCGCCCTTCCACACTTAATGTCCTATATCCATCAATTTCATTTTCAATATATACACCGTTGATACAGAGCGCCTCGGAAGGCAACTCCGTACTGCTTTGTTTACTTACTGTATCTACGAAATTATACATTTTGTCACCTTCCTACCTCACGCCTGTTTTTCTCATATTTTGCTTTTCAAGCTTCTTTAACTCCTCTTGGGTATAAGTTGCTGATGCTTTCGCTACCTGTCTGCCATCAATCTCCAACGGTACATAGATGGTGTAGGTTTCATTCCTGCTGTATTCATAATCATCATTAAGATCATCAATACCGATTCTTAATCCGGCTCCAATCTCTGGGATAGGAACTAAATCCGGAATGTCCACCAGTTTCCATGCTGCCTTTTTCACATCTGTGACCCAATCAGAAATTCCATTTACCCATCCTTCACCGAAATAGCCGCCAAGCTTATCTGCTACTTTTGACGGACTATGGATTCGTGCCTTCGCCCGGATTGCCGCCTCTGCTGCAGCTGCCAACTGCGCTGCAACAGATCTTACACGTCCGACCTGACTTGCCATACCGTTTGCAAGGCCTGCCCCTATATATACACCGCAACTGTATGAACCGGATCCGGCTGATTGCATTGCCAATACTGTAGATGCAGACATGGTTCTTGCCGTAGATACCGCCCGGCTCATGCCGTTATGGACTCCATTATTAAAGTTGTTTCCAACAGCATTGCCAGAGCTTCTTGCTTTTCCTTCCGCATTTGAGAATTGACTAATCAATGCACTAATTGCCGACTTTGCCTTATTTCCTAATGCATCCAGTCCAGAATTTACTACATTCACACTGGACCGCATACTTGATAATGAACTCTGAGCACTTTTTGCGTTGCCTGCTATCGATTTCATACTTGAATTAACAGACTTTAATGCTACCACCATCGCAAGCGTGCCAGCTGCGCCACCAGCCATAGCAGCTCCAAATGCAACCACCGCAACAGCTGATGCGCCCATTCCGGCTGCAAGACCTAAGGATAATGCTGTTAAGGCTGCCAGTGCTCCTACTGTTGCTAAAGCTCCGGATGATACAGCAGGGAATGCAGCTCCCATCAACAGAAGTCCTGCCCCAGCTACTGTAAGACCGGCACCAAGGGCCAGTGCTCCTGCTGCAAGAAGCAATACACCCGCTGCCGCTATCAGGACAGCTGCGCCAACTAATGCAAGCCCTGCACCTACCACTACAAGTCCGGCACCAAGAACAATGCACCCTGCACCTGCTACTGCAGCCCCAGCTCCAAACACAATCATGCCTGCTCCGAGGGTTGCGATGCAAGCCGCTCCCTGAATTCCATATTGCACAATGGTCGGAAGCACACCTGCTACTATGGCAAGCCCAACACTTGCCAGCAGTGCTCCGGTTGAAACCAATAATATAGCTACACCAAAGGCAACGAGACCTACTGCTCCGGCTGTCAATGCTGGTCCTAGTGCTGCTGCGCCAAGGGCAAGTCCGGCAATTGCCGCAACCATACCAACCATACAGCCTATAGCAAGCGGTCCCGCATTCGCCAGATTAACAGCCGCCAGTGATAATACAGCAATCCCCGCTGCCGCAATCAGGACAGCTGCACCAAAGGCAATGAATCCGGTTGCTCCGGCCGTCATAGCCGGCGCCACATTTTTGGCAACGACCATTAATCCTGCCACTGCTCCTGTCATGCCGATCAGTACTCCTGCTGCCAGTGGTCCAGCTTGTGCGATTTGCACGGCTGAATATGCCAAAAGGGAAAATCCTGCTGCAATCAATGCTACTCCTGCTCCGATCGCTACAAATGCTTTTGCTGATTCTACGATAGTCCCTGATGATTCTTTACTTGCAGTGCCTACCGCTTTTTCACCCGCTGCTACGCCAAATAACTTACCTGCCAGTGTCGCTATTCCTTTTCCTGTCATGCTTACAATTGCGCCCGCAAAAGTTTTGACACCAGGGGCGATTGCACTGACTATTTTAAAGCCTTTAAAAGCAACATATAATTTCGGTAACAGTGTAATCGCTTTTGCCACTTCTTTATCATGATCTTTTAGAAAATCCGCAAATGTAGTCAATGCACCTGTTGCTGTTCCCATGCTTTCAGAGAAATTATCCACACTTTCCTTTTTCCCAAATGCTCCGGTAAGTTCCTGTACTTCGTCAATAATCGCACCAGCTGCCTCTCCAAAGGCTGTCCCTACCTCTTTTGCGTCTGTTTTAAGTACATTCCAGTACGGCAATATTATTTCAATAGCTTTCGGGATTCCAACAGCCAATTTTGAAAATCCTGCATCCACCTTGCTCGTCATGCCATTTATAGCATCAATCACTTTTGGCTTTGCGAATGTATCATACAGGTTCATCATTCCACTCACAGCTGAGGCTTCCAGGTTACCCATAGCACCTTCGAATGTTGTCACGGATGTGGCCGCTTCTTTTGCCATGTCCGTCATACCGATATTGGTAATTGCCTGTCCTAACAGATCTGCAGTGATGGCTCCATCTTCCATAGCCCCTTTGAAATCATTTCCAAGTACCGGATTCAGTTTGATTAACTCTTTTCTTAATCCTCCGGCAAGCTGTGGACTGGCATTGATGATCTGATTCCAATCTTGAGCGTGTAAAACGCCTGCTGCCATTGCCTGCGAGAATGCCAATGCTACACCCTGGTACTCTTTTGCACCACCACCAAATACTGCAACAGCATTACCTACTGCCTCAGTAAGCTTGTCTGCGTCTTTAACACCATTCGCTGACAGGGATCCGAACGTACTCAATACATCCTGTAGTGAAAACACCGTCTTATCTGCATATGTTTTCAATGAACCGGTTGCTCCGGCAATCCTCTGTATTTCATCTTCAGCATAGCCACTAAATCTCATAGCAGCCTGTAACTTGTACATAGAGTCTGATGTCTCTATTGTTTCTTTCGACAAATCACTAACTGAATTCGTAACTAGTGACACTGCTTTACCACCGATCGCTGCCATTGCACCAAATCCAAGTCCGCCCATGAGAGTAGATTTCAGATTACTCGCATATCCCTGACAGGATTTCATGATAGATGAGAAGTTCTTATCCTGCGCTGATAATATTGCTTTTACACTATATGATTCTGCCATCCTCTCACTCCTCTCTATCCGACAGCTTTGTTATTCCAGCAAATCTGGATGGTTTTCTTCGGTTCTTTATCTTCCTTAGTTCTTTATCCAAATCAAAGAACTGCCGGAATCTCTTGTAAACTGGTTTGGTCTTGCCTTTACCGGCTTTCTTTTCTGCCTTTACCGCAAAATTCAAAAATGCCTGACGATGTTCATGTAAACTTTCGTCAAGCATCCGAAGTTCTAACGCTTCCATCATAATCTCATATTCAGCCAGCGTTAGCTGATCTACCTGTTCAAATGATGTGAATCCAAAATATCGAAAACAATTCTTCGCCACTATCGTATACAGATCTTCATCTTCTACTGATTCTGAGCCATCTGTTTCTCGTACTCTCTCTCGATCTCTTCCACCATTTTCTTGGTAGCATTTGCTTTCGATAAAAAATCTTTTGTTTCCTCCATGAGTACATCAATATCAGCTTCTTCCGAATCAATGTAGCAATCTAACAATGCCTTTGTTACTCTTGGGGTCTCTCCCTTGTTTGCCAGGTCCAACAGATCTACCAATGCATCCGGTTCCTGATCAATTACAACTCTGGCAATTAGATATCTTGCTCCTACTTCTTTTGTTGTTCCTGGCATTCCCTGAACTGGAATTTTAGCTGTTTTGTTTGCTTCTCTCAAAAATCCCATGCCAAATCTGAACTGATATACAGCTCCATCAATAGTAAGTTCCATCATATTGTCTTATCTCCCTTCTGTGCGACGTCACACATCAAAAAGAGGACGATTCTTCTCGCCCTCTTAAGCTCCTGTCTTCTGAGTGTCTGCGAATACATACGCTGCTACTTCCTGCTGTTCTGCAGTTACTGTCGCATACCCTTTTACACCTTTACCTTCTAATCCGAATGTAAGTGATAATTCTACGTTGTCTTCAGCACTTGATGTCTGATCAAGTTCTGTAAGATATCCCTGGAAATACCTTGCTTTAAACTTACTGCTCGAACTTGCCTGTGGCTCTGCCAGATTCACTTCCCAGATTTCCATCTTTTCATCATTGTCCAGTGCTTCCTCCAACTCATCAATGAACGCATCTCCTTTTTTCAATAAACTGGATGCCGTGATTTCTCCTTCTGCAGTCCCAGGTGTACGTACTGCACCATCCTTGGTTGCCGTAGAATCTGCATCTTTTGATTTTGTACGTTCGTTCTCTGTCGTAAACGCAAGTGCTGTTGCGTCATGATCTTTCTCTGTACTCAGGATACGGTACAGATACACGATCTTTTTACCCGCAATTGCTTCTGCAAATAACTGCAGCCCAAATAACTTTCTGTTCTTCACTATTGTCATCTCCTAACTAAATTTATATCCAACTACCAAAACTCCCATAAGAAGCGGCTGTTTCGTTGTATTATCCGGCAGGATTCTCTGTGTCGGTCTCTGCATATTCCAGGCATAGTGCGCTGTATGTTCGATAGACCTACAGATGTTTTTGATATCTGCTAAGATACCAGATACCGTTCCTCTCTGCCGTATATTATCATGCCAGACTTTCAACGTTAGATTAGTCTCGCCGATAATCTCATTTTTTGTAGCCTGATCACTCTCAGAGCAATCCGCCAGATAAATAAATGGATACGGCGTGTCCTTTGGTGGTAAGATTGTATCATACACACCAACTCCCGTATCCTTATATTTTTCTTTCAATGCCATCAAAACAACACCGAACAATTCCTGCTGCGGATCCATCTTATCACCTCACAAGTTTTCCCAAATCAGACTTGAATTTACCTTTCTGCTCATCAAATGCCGGACGTATATGTGGCTTTCCTTTCATGAATCTTGTTCCATATTCCTGATAAGCTGCATATTCCGCTGTTGATTCAACCTCTGCGGTCATGCCTCCATCTGTAATTTCCAACATAATTGACTTTTGTAAATGATGGGTGAGCACAGGAGCTTCTTCCATAGCTTTTTTCTGCATTTCAGCTCCATTTTTCTTTACTACTGTTTTAACAGCAGACAGATCCATGTTCTTAGTCAGTTTAGCCTCCAACTTTTCAAAGCCTATCAGCTTTACTCCCATCACACCACCTCCGACACAACATATACCTGCTTCGTCCGGAGCTTCCTGCTGAAATCTACACCGTATGTTTTATTCCCTACGCGAATCCTGTCAAACGGCCTGTCATAATGATTCTGCAGGTGAATGGTAAGGCTGCCTTCCTTGATTCCGGAATAGACAAGCATCATCGTATTCGTACCGGTATCCATGACTGATGCAGACTTCATATCTTCTGATATCGCATCTTCCCCGTAATTACCGGTAGTGGGATCATACTCTCCAGGGGTGAGTTTCTGGAAATATATAGGTGTGTCGTATCTCATAGGAATCTCACCTTACCTTTCTTTGATTCTTTATGATCATCCAGATATGCCCGGATATCATCCATATATCCCGCAAAATCATTCTCCGACCAAGAAAGACTTTCTCCCTCAACACTGTGAGAGGAAAGCCCTTCCGAACCGATTCTGTTGAACCGTATGATTGACACATCCAGGATGATATAATTCATCTCTTCCGGAGGTTCCAATCCTCCGAGAAGAAAGCGCAGTCTTTGTTTGGTGGCCTTTAATATCAGCAGTAATTTATTTTCCAAGGCTCGGTCTATTTCTTCCGGCAGTCCCAACAAGGCTTTCAGATCTTCAATCATACGATCCTCCTATTCTGCCGGCTCTTTATTTTCGGGTTCCTTCTTTCCGGCTTCTGGTGGTTTTTCATCGACATCTGTATCGGTTGCATTATCCGAAGTTTCTTCCACCAGTTCGATCAGCGGGCTATGCTGTTTGTTGTTGCTGCCGGCCAGCTCCTCGATTCTTTCTTTGCTGACATCTACTCCCTCACGAGGGAAGATATCTCCCTCGTTATAGGAGTGATCATTATCATGAAGATCAATAAAATGTTTGATTACTTTATACATGCTTCCTTACCTCCTATGCTCCCGGATTGACAGTTACAGCTACATCACCAGAGCGAACAGCTTTGTAGTTCTGATCACATTCAACCAGTGTGATATGGTGAGTTGCTGTCGAAGCAATCTCTGATTCACCATCCCACTTAGACCAGTTCTTAACATCCATACCGTAAGTTACTGCTGTTGCAGCTGCAGCATCTTTGTACTTCCAGCAGTTTCTCATTGACATTAACTGCTCTTTCACTGTCAGCTTTGTGGTTCCTGCTTCTGATCCAGCCTCTGACGTTACCCTTAACGTTCCTAATGTCTGTGTATCAGATTCTCCTACAGAGATGTAAGCAATTGCATCCAGATACTCGCAGAACAGACGTAAGCCCATGATTGCGTAGTTATCGGAAATCATACGGCTGTATGTTCCTTCTGAGTGGAATCCGATAAACCCTGTCTCTGAATCCGTTGTGAATCCAAGTCCAGCTTTGGCAAACTCTGAATCTCCCGGATCAACATAATATGCAATCATATTGTTGAGCGGTGTTGCAATTACAACATTCTGCGGAACCTCAGAAGTAACAAATACAACATCCGCTCCGAGGAAATTTGTCAGATACTTGAAGCCGAATGCAGTCTGCAGTGTAATATCTGCTGCACCGAGATACTTGTACACATCCAGAGTGTTTACCCAAACAGCTACTCCGGTTGCCGTTCTCTTCATCTTCTGGAACTTAGCCACAACCTTTCCGATCGCCATTGCAACAGCCATCTGCCAAGTTGTTTCGTGTCCTGTAAGAGATCCGGCTTTTAACTGTGCGTAGAATTTATCAGTCACTACATTCTGCAGATCTGACTTGAATTCCTCATCTGTATCCTGTACTGCTGCTTCGTAACCTTTTTCTGCAATCGCTTCAAGAGATACACCCTTACGGTATTTTTCAATCCTGATTGTATCGAATGGAGTTTCTTCTACTGTGTATCTGGACATCGGGATTTCTTCACCTTCCCCAACATCGCCAGACTGCAGTTCGCCTTTTACGGTTTTGGTCTTTAATACCGAATTATTTTCCTTTCTAACCATCCTTACGATTCCCAGAATATCCAGCAATGCTTTCAGATTCTTTCCAAAGGATGTAACAAAGTCAATCTCTCTGGCCTGTACATGAATCTGCGCTTTTCCTGTCATGTTATCCGGTGCTGCAAATACCTGCAGACCTAATTTTCTAACATCATGCATGTTTCATACTTCCTTTCCTATTGAAATAATGTAATGTTCTCAGCAATTAGCTTCTGTCTTTCTGACGGATTCTTCACTGCCAAGATCTGTTCTTTTGTCATTGTTGGTTTATTTCCACCGTTTCCGGCTTTTGGAGGATTTCCCTTCAATGCTTCTTTCACGGCATTCTTTACTGCCTCTTTATACATCGTTGCAAAGGCTTCTACTGCCTTCTTGGTTCCATCAGCATCTTCTGCTACAAGGTTCATAACCAGTTCGTCCGGAATAGTAATGTTCTCGCCTGCCAGCATCTTACGGGCTTCTTTCCCCATGTCTGACCGGGCATTCTGACGTTTCATCTCTTTCAGTGCATCCTCCGCTTTCTTCGCCCGGTAGTTTGCTTTTTCCTCATTGGTCATCTGAGCGAGCTTTTCCGCTTCCGATACCTTATCGTCCGTCAGCGTCTTCCATTTGGTCTGCGCATTTGTCACAGCCGTATCGATAGCTTTCTGGACACGCCGGTCGAACTCGGACTGATTGCCTTCCAACTTCAGAAAATCATCAAATGACATTGTTGTGTTGCTGTTACTTCCAGGATCTTCTCCAGCTCCAGCACCGTTTCCTTCTCCGGATCCGCCGCCGTTTCCTCCAGGCTCTGTAAATAACTGCAGGTTACTCATTGGAATTCTCCAGTGTTTGTTCATGTATTTCATCTTATCTATCCTTTCCGCCCCGCCCCATTCATTTAAGCCTAGGTCGTTGCATCTTGAATGTGTAGTTTAACGACATTTCGGTCACATCAGTTACATGATCCGGACATACTCCGGAAACTCATCGGCAATCATACAGATGCCAATGAAAAAAGAATCCACCAGAGCTCGCGACTTCTCTGATAGATTCCCATACTTTATATCCACCCTTCCGGGAGATATCTCATATTCAATTTTATCGTCTGTCAGGTCCTCAATAGACTTGATCAGTGTCTGTGCAAGTGCTGTTACACCGGCGCACACGATATCTGATCCGGAAACAGCATAATTTGCATGCCCAGATATCTTTATCTCATCCTTGCAGACGGTTACTTCAATCAAGGCATCCCACCTCCTGAAATGTCGCAAAGATTTTCGGTGATTGAATCGCTAACCAATCCACCATTTCTTCATTTTGCGCCCAGGCGGATATCATGTTCGAGTTTGCAGATAAGCCACTCTCTTCTAAATATGCATGTATAATTTCATGCCTCAGCACACAATTCATATGTCGTTTTCTTCCTTCATCCGTGAAATCTTTATCCCTGTTTTTCAGAATATAAATTTCTCTATTACATCGATTAAACAAACCATCTGCATATTCTCCCACGCCTTTCAACCGCTCCGGATACTCTTCTACAAAATGAATATCGTAACATGTCCCCATAATACTGATAGTCATATCACGCAATCCTGTCACCTCCTTGTACTAAAAATGAGTATAAAAATACCACCAGTCTTTTCAACTGATGGCATATTTTCTATGAAACAATAACTCCGAGTACTGCAGATAAAATCACATTGAAAGTTTCGGCGCAGTATTCTTTGGCTTTCTGCATTCTACTGTTCTCTTCCAAGAACTGTACACCCTCAAATGTAATCTCGAATGGTCTATCCGTCTGTATTGTCGGCGCATCTTTTGTATTGTCAATAATTTTAAATCCTGTGATATAACCTTTTCTTACCAAAGTAACGATTATTTTACACCAATAATTCTGTGGAATGTGAAACAACTTGGAATCCCATGAAAAATCTTCTAACTGAGGACTTATATCCTTTTTCATACACTCATATAGGTATTTCAGAATCTTATACATGATTACTTCCATATCGTCTTTTGCCATACGCCCCTCCTTTCATTGTCCAAAAACACCTCCAATCATTATGATTAGTGGTGTCTACTCTACAAAATCTGGCAATTCTTTTTTCAACTTTAATGATTTTTTAATATCTTTCACATATACTTTATATGAGCCTTCTCCGTATTCCAGCTCCATATATCCATCAGGAGTACGACCGAACATTTTGTAGTAATCGTCATATAGCTTTTCCAACTCTTGTGTCATTTTCCCATACCACATTATTTCATCAACCTCCTGATTCTTTGCTCAATTTCTTGGCTCATTTCTGGGAATATTTTCTTTGCCATCTCTAATGCTTTACCATCCATATAAAACATACGTCCATACTGAGCCCAACTTTCTTTTTCCAAGCGTCCAGACTTTTTCCAATAGTCGGTCTTGTGCGAATATCCCATTAATATATCCCCATTCGACATACCGTTCAAAATATCTGAAATTCCTCGGTACTCTTCTTTGAATTTTATTCCATATTTGCTAACCTCAAATGCTTCTGGATATTCTAAGTATAACATTTCCTCTATGCTTTTTCCATATCCTTTCGCTTGATTCTGTAATCGTCTATAATCTTTCTGAACAGAATTCTTTAACATCCCACTTTCCACCAAAGCATATGTATCATCAATTTCATGAAACAGTTCATGTGCTATCGTATCCGATCTTGCATCTTTTGATAAATATACTTTCTTCTCTTTTGCCGAATAATATGACTTTCTGCCACTTGATCTTGCAATCTCAGTTCTACTCAACGATTGTTTTAACAATGTCTTCACATCTTCATTCGATACTGTCTTCAGACTTTCTTTAAAGTTCTTCTTCTGTTTTGAAACGCCTGTAATTCTGTTCACTAACCGTTGTCCAATCTCTGATTCATAAGTCTCTTCTTCGTGTAATTGTTTCCAATCTTCAAAATTTAATCCATGTTCTTTATAGCTGTTTATCCACTCTTCATAAGCCTCATCATCCATATATGCTGCAACACTACAATGACATCCGGGATGCATTGGCGGAGCACTCTCGCCAGGCATCATATCATCTACCTTGAAATGCTTTCCATCAAGTGCCCTGCATACCGCACACGCATCACTGTTGCTACAGGCAATATACTCATACTCATCAAATCCATTTCTGACAAAAGACTGCTTCTGAGCCTCTGTCTGCACTCTTGCAAGCTCTGTCGTCATGAGCCTCTGCGCATTATAAGCACTGACACCGAATCTCTTCTCCAGATGCTTTGCAAGTTTCTTCGGATTCTGTCCTCTGATCAGTCCTGATGCAAGTAATCCTTCCAGCTCTGCCTTGAGCATGCCCTGATACATCCAAATACGATCCGAATATGTCGCATTCTTAAACGATGCATTCACAATTGCATGAGCGTATTTTTCATTCTTAAGAACCAACTTGCCAAGGATACCGGCTTGTCTCTGGAACTCTTTCAGTGTTCTGTCGGTCAGCTTCTTGTCGAAATATTTCTGCATCTCATCAAACCCAGACACCATCTCAAGACCGATATTTGCCTTCAGGAGTTCCAACCGGTTCACCTTCATGGTCAGATTATAGATCCGCATCTCTTCATTTGCCCGATCAGAAAAATCTTTTGTTTCAACATATTTCTTTGCTTTCCGTTCATATGCTGCAATATCCAGCTTGCTTACTCTCTTCTTTGCCTCAGCCATCGTAATGCCTTCTTTAGCAGCATACTTGGTATAGAATCCGTTGATCTCTTTATTGATCTCGTCCATCATATTGGCATAGATCTCTTTGATCTTACGATTATACTCAGCTTCTTCCTGAATATTATGTTTCTTTGCTTCCGTTTCCCGGTTCTTCCAGTACTCCTGGCTTGCCATCACCTGCACCTCCGAACATTTGTGTCATAACAGGATCTGTCTTGGCTTTTTCCTGTTCGCTCTCGATTTTTTCCATCTCATTCTGCACATTATCCACTACAGACAGTACGCCAAGCTGTGTCTCTTGTGATACGATTCCATCCAAGTTGCCGGCGATCTGACTCTCCTCCAGTACATTCGATGGAATATTCGGTGTGAAATGATAATGCAGCTTCACCCAGTCATCTGCTTTCATACCAGATACAGGATTCGAAAAGATCAGCTTGTACCGCCGGTTCATTCCGGATGTAAACTTTCGTTCTTTTGTCTTGGCCAGATTGCTCATTCCCTGCAGCTTATACTTCATGGCAATGCCGGAGCTTGTACCGAAGTTCTCGTCTGAGATATTCGCAACCATACCGATCTGGAATATTAATTTCTCCAGACGATCAATCAAATGTTCCTGTGTGGTATCTCCATCTGGCTTATTCAAAAACTCTACAATAAGCTGATTCGCATCTCCGTCAAAGTTAATAATACGATTATCCCGGATGTGCTTCACCTCGTCATTGCCAAGCATAGTTCCAAGTATCTTCATGTAGGCATCCGCAAAATAATCTACATCATTTGATTTCTCACTGATTGCTTTGTTATAAGCATCAATCATTGACATTACCGGTTCAAAGATGCATGTGCGCTCCTTGTTCTCCACATACTCTGTAGCCGGCACCCCGTCAAATCCATGTATCTTTTCCTCTTCCTCCCAGACAAGCTTTCCCTTCTGGGTAAACCACCGTACCTTGGTGTCATCTGATACACTGCCATGCAGTATATCATTCGAATCTATGTACAGTCGAACGAAATACCGTTCTCTGCACAACACCGAATCATCGTAGATCATAAAAGCATCGAACGGTGTCAGATATGTAATCCCGATATTTCCCAATTCATCCACGTAATACATCTCGTATCCTTTGCCGTAAATGCAACAGATCTTCGACAGCTCCGCATTGTTATCGTCCTGATCATTGTACTGATCCAGGAGCTCCACATATTTTTTGATGTTGCCTGCAGCATCACCATCCACAGATATCTTAATTGGATTCCCGATAAAATATCCGTTAAATGTATCCACCATATATTTTGCGAAGTTCACAGCAATACGATTGTCTGGTTTATAATCCGGCTTCGGCTTCTGGTGAAAAATCTGGTAGTCTGTTTCGTATGCATCTTTCAGATGTTCAAACCGAAAGGCACACTCTGCATTATGTTTTGCTATGAATTCACTCAATTTGTTATCTGTCAGTTCTTCTTCTGACGGTAATCGAAATAACACTTTACAGTCCTCCCTTCAGGTTTCTGTTTAGTTTCGGCTTAGCTTTACGCTCTTCCTCGATGGAATAACGCAGCATAGCCATTGCATCATCAAAAAATGGAACTGGTTCTTCCAGATAAGTGTTGGTACGCTCATCCTTCTTCCACTTCCATTGTTGTATTTCCTTTATGGTATTCACACAGGACGGATGTATGTGAATCATGTGTTGCTTCAAATAGTCTATCTGAGCATGGACACTGTTTGTCTCTTTATTGACTCCCTTCGCCCTGTATCCGGCTTTCTGCCACATCTTGATACGGTCCGGCTCAGCTGAATCACACCACATCCTCAGTTTCTTGTTAAATCTTCCAGCGGCCAGCTTAATGATCTCCTCTGTGTCCATCTCATACACATACAGCTCCTGGAACAAATACAGATCTCCATCCTTGAAGCCTACCTCGCCGATGCAGTTGGCATGGTTAAAGCCAAAGTCCTGTGAGTTCACAATGTAATCATAGTTCTCCGGATTCCGGTCAAATTCTTCTATGACATAATTCTTAAGGATCAGTCCGGCGACCTCTCCCCATTCTCCCAGACCATACACCCGATAGCCTTCCGGATCTACTTCCTTACGCCGGAGCATACGTCTGTGATACGCTTCATCAATGAACCGGTTATTCTCGTAGGTTGACTGATGCGTCAGTACATCCGGATCAACACGATCAAAGAACACTTTCTTAATCCAGTGATGTGATGACACCGGATTGAATGTTAACCTGATCTGGTAGAATAATCCCTTCGGCAATATACCTCGAAGTCGGTCATCGATGATTTCAAAATCTGACTGTGTAATCTCTGTGGCTTCCTCTATCCAAACATCGGTAAGCTTCCCGCGCTTAAATGTAATTGACTTAAGTTTCTCACGTTGCTTCTCATCATTTACCCCGCGGAAGATGATCTGGTTATGATTGTTCTTACATTCCAGGAGCATATTTGAAGTATTGATGTACCAATATTTCTTATAGCTTTCTCCGAACATACGAAAAATAGCACTCTGCAATTCTGCAAAAGTGCTATCTCTATTCGTTACATCAGCTTTTCGAACGCACAAAAGGTTACGTCCGGGATCATTTATTAAACGAATAATATAATTCTGCGCCGTGTCCATACTCTTTCCGGATCCGGCAGAACCTTTCATCACGATGTAGCGTTTTTTACTGCGGTCAACCTCTTTAAAGCATGGATTAGCTTGAACATTTATTTTCACCCTGTATCAGCCTCACCATAATCAATTGTGATATTCAGATCCATATCAGTATCCATGTCTACCTTGTCTGTAAATAGCGCATACCTTTTACCAAGCAGTTCCGCAGCTTTCAGCCGTTCTTTTTCCGATGGTGCTTTCTCCATCGTTCTCGCTTCACTGCAGCCTTCTCCTGTTCCTTCAACTACAATCTCCTGTGCCCGGCTTTCTCTCCGAAGAACAGATGTCAGATACTCGATTACTTCCTGTGCATCTGCTGTTTTTTCATTGTGAAGCTCTTCCATACGGTCATCTATATATTTTTTAACGTTAACATTAGTTAACAATCTGCTCGCTGCTGATTTAGCTGTTTCATCACTTTTAACATTTTTGTAGACCGTCTTGTAAGCCCGGGTGGCATTGCAGTCAATCAAATATTCATCGCAAAATCTTTTCTGTTTTTCCGTCACTCAGACTCACCTCCTGTTTTTTTGCATTAGAAAAGCACCCCGGAGGGTGCCCTTGTCTGTTTATGCATTATTACGCATCTGTATTTTCTGTATCCTCTTCCATAGCATTATCCCAAGCTTCTTTAACCATAAATAAATAATATCTATCTTTAACCAATTCATTTATTAACAGTTCTCTAGTTTTTGAATTTCTTATAACTTCCTGAATATCTTTCTTATTTTTGATAAATCCCATTGATAACGCAGCTATTTCAACATTCCTTGATTTGAAATATGCAAAGAATTTACCTACATTTTTCGGGGATAATGCTTCCCAAATATCTTCTGACATGGATTCATCTAACACATCTACAAATTTACCAATAAAATCTTTTCTTTCACCATACGAATCTTCAGAACTTGCATTTTCAAAACTAATCCCTCTTGATATTTTTTGACATACACTAACGACATTTTGCATTTCAACTACATTTTCGTATTCTTTTGAATTATCTGCTGATAATATCTTTTTGCCTACAGAGTCCAACATAAGATCCATTTTTTGAACCAATAAATTCATATCTTCGACAGCATTTTTAATGTTTTCATTTTCTTTATTTTCTTTCAATATAGCCAAATATTTTTTAAACATATCTGACCATTGTTTACTTAAGAAATCTTTTATTTGAATTATTTTATCAAATTCGGTTATTGGAAGATTCCCAAGATTTTTTATCTCTCTAATAAAACGGAAAACATTTATATCTTTTACATTTTTAAAATTAATTTTTGTTTTTCCATGTTCAATTTCTTCATAATTCATCTCGTAAATCTCATATTCTACATATACTTTGCCATCTATAAAAACATATATAGGGATACCTTCATTTACAGCATTTTTAAACTCATTTCTGGTTATAGATATATATTCTTTGAATTTATCTTTTACTTCACCTTCTGCCGGGCTTCCATAGTTGCCTCCTATAATTAATAATACCATATCTGCACTATGCATTGTTTCATAGCAAGCTCTATCTAAAGCTCGACCAGGTGTATATCCAATGTCTCCATCCTCAAACATAATCGGTTCGAAATCATGTGCTTTTATAAAATTAGACAAATCTTCTCTAACATATTTCAAGTCATAAAAAGTTGAACTTACAAAAATACGTGGCTTCATGTCGTCTCTCCTTAGTATTTTTCTTCTATCATACATCACTTATCACCTCTATTTCAACATTTTATGCTCTATTTATGTATCTTAATACATAGTCAACGAAAAGACAGCCCAGTTTACACCAGGCTGTCCTCTCTCGGTTTTATTAGATTGTTGGGGAACTAATGTCTTTCATCTGCTGTTCATCAATTCCAGTATAAGGATACCAGACTTACATACTGAACTGCAATGAACTATTCTGGATATTTTAAATGCCCTAACGCCCTACCATGCAATTTATGAACCCATCTTTCAGAGCAATCCATCTTTTCTGATATTTCCCACCAACGTAATCCTTTTATGTATCGGTAGAACAGCACATCGTTCTCATCTTCATTCTTTATCTGCTGGATCTGTTTTTCGATAGAAACATATGATTCAATACAGCTTTCCTTTTCTGCTCCAAGCTTCTCTACCAACGAATCAATCCTTGCCAGCTCATCAGATAGATCCTTCTGTTTTCCACTACCATGCGGCATACCTGAATAATCAATTGCTTTCACTGATGTAGCCAATTCTTTCAGTTCGATAATTTCATCATCAATACGGTTGATACGTCTTCTACTGGATCTGTATCCTCTCAGATATTCCTTCTTCCGGTTGTTCTCATTCTTAACATTGTTTTCTTCCAGTCTCTGCTCCACCGGCATCTACTCCCTTCGTTATATCTACTCCCATTTTCTTTAGGTAATCCTCCACCGAATAACTCTGATAAGCTGGTGGTGTATGAAATCTCTCACTTGCTTTCGCATCATGGCTTTCTTCCAACTCCTTATAGTGTTGTTGGCTATCCAGCTTTACCTGTCTTCTGTCTCTTCCTCTGTTCAATCATTTCTCAGCTCCTTCGTCGTTTTGTTTGTATGGTTTCGGTAACGGCATCCAGGCATTTACAAATATTCCATAGCTTGAATATGGTTTTTCATCATCTCCCGGATAGAATGTACCGCCTTCATCATTTTCTTCATACCTTGCGATATCCGGCATCCGTTCACTACATGGAATCCACTGACCAAGCCTGTCCTTTTCCTCGGCATCTTCATATCTTGCCAGCTTCTCCATAGCTTCTGACAACTTATTCTTATCCTTAATCACTGCTTTTCCAGTATGATATTCTGTATATCGCATTTATCTCATCTCCTCCTATTTCTTCGTCAATCTTTCTCCTACCACTGCCTTGTCACATACTTCCACTTCACAACCACGTTCCCTACCGGTATGGATGCAGTAATCACAACCGCCTGCATCACTATGGCGGTACTGGCATGTCCTGCATTTATGTCTGTCAGAATTATCTCCGGACTTAATCATTTCCGCCTTTACCGGATTCTTTAGCTCTTTCCTGATAGGTCCTGATAAACCGTTGACTGTTCCAAGTGGAATTCCTGTGCACTCAGCAATCTCTTTATTCTTCAAGCCTTTCT